AATTGGTAGAAAAGATGGTACAAAACGAGGATTATTCTAAACCGGTACTACTTATTACTCTGTTAAATGCTAATCTTCCTGATAAATATAGGAATAATGACGCACAATCTGATGATGCAAAGACAATTGTGTCAGAATTACGGAAAATGGCAGCCAAAAAATCCAAAGTTGTTAAACAAGCTGAGGAAATTTTAGATAATGACAACAAATGATTTAGAAAATTACCTGTATGGGAAGGTAGATTTCTCCCCTACAGAAGAACAAAAGGTAATATTAGACTCAGATAAGCGATTTATCCTTGTAGCAGGGGGAGAACAGGCAGGAAAAAGCATGATTGCTAGTAAATTCCTGTTAAAAAAGACATTTGAAACAGAAGAAGCAGGGTTATATTGGTTGGTTGCAGCCGATTATGAGAGAACTAGGGCAGAATTTGAGTACCTTGTTAGTGATTTTGCACAACTTGGGATACTAAAGAAAGCTTCTAAGAGAGTAGACCCCGGTAGGATAGAACTTGCTGATGGTACTGTGATAGAAACCAAGTCTGCCAAGGACCCTAGAACCCTTGCTATGAAAGCTCCCAACGGAATTATTGGTTGTGAAGCAAGTCAGCTAGACCTTGAAAGCTTTTACAGACTACGAGGTAGGTGTGCCCCAAGAAAAGCATGGCTATTTCTTGCAGGGACTTTTGAATCTTCACTCGGTTGGTACCCACAAATGTTTCAGTCATGGAAATACGGGGTTAATAATGAACAATCTTATTCTCTCCCTTCATGGACTAACAAACATCTATACCCTGAAGGAAAGAATGATCCTGAAATATTAAGATTAAAAGAATCTTCTAGTGACGATTTCTTTATGGAAAGAATAGAAGGGGTACCTTCCCCTCCAAGAGGGATTGTGTTTCCTGAGTTCCGTCCTGACATACACGTCTCTGAGAATATAGAGTATGTGCCTGACGAACCTGTCCATGTGTGGATAGACCCCGGTTATGCAGGGGCGTATGCTGTCTGTGCTGTGCAAATTATCAATGATCAGGTAAGAGTATTTGATGAAATATACGAACAGAATTTAATTACAGAAGAAATTATAAACATTGCACAAAATAGACCATGGTACAAAGATTTAACATATGGAGTTATTGATATTGCAGGGTATCAACATCAAGCAATGTCTGCTCCTGCAGAAGTTTGGCTAGATAGTACAGGATTATACTTGGATTCTGAAAAAATAAATATCAATGACGGGACTGAAAGATTAAAATCTACACTAAAACTAACAGGGAAAGGAGAACCTAAACTTATTATTTCCTCTAAATGTAAAGGCTTGTTATCAGAGTTCGGAGCTGCAGCAAATCCGTTTGATGGACAGACAAAAGTTTATCAATGGAAAGTGGATAGGGACGGAAACGTGGTTGGCAATCAGCCACAAGACAAGTATAATCATGGAATAAAAGCTTTAATATACGGATTGATTAATCATTTCGGGTATAGCTTTGTAACAGGAAGAAGCACAATTCAGGTAAGAAGATGGAGCTAATATGGCAAAGAGAAAAAAATTAAAAGCATCTGACATTATCGATAAAGTAGATGTACATTACGACAATACAGAACAATTAAGACAAAGAATGGAAGATGATTATTCTTTGTACAGATTAGATCCTTATGATGCAGGGGACGGATATCAATCATACACATCTAATGCCCCACAAACTTATGCAGATAAAGTTATATCATGGATAGTATCTTCTGAAATGGTAGCACGAATACCTAACATACATGAAAACGAAGAAATAAGATTTGCTAATAACAATAAAGAAAAAGTTTTTCTAGGAATGTTAAGATCTGCAGATGAAAGATTAAAAAATTCTTTAAGCCCTTCTATTAAAAACCAACTTGCATTTTATATTGCTATTCGTGGTTGGTATGCAGGGAGAGCCTTGTTAACTAAAAGAAATGACGGGACAACGTATGTAGATATAAGTCCGTGGGATCCTATGCACACTTATTGGGGAGTCGGGGCTGACGGATTAGCTTGGGCTTGTCACAAGATACAAAAAGGTAGAGCTGAAATAGAGGAAGAATACGGAGTAAGAATAAATGGAGAGGCTACAGACAGAGCTGATGAAGATTGGCTATATGTTTACGATTACTATGACAAAGAAGAAAACATTGTAGTAATAGGGAATGGGCAAGTAGTGAAAAAAGCAACAGCTCATGGATCTCCAAGAGTCCCTGTATTTATTGGACCTGTAGGGTCAACACCTCCTATTCAAGCTTTAGCAGAACACACAGACATAGAAAGTACTGTTGAAGATTTTGGAGAATCTGTATTTAAATCTTCTAGAGATATATATGAAAAAAATAATTTAATGATGTCAATAATGTTAGAGCTTACTGCTCGTGCAAGAAGGCAAGGGTTAAAAATTAAATCAAGAGATGGAAGTAAAACCCTTGATGAAGATCCCTATAAAGAAGGGACAGAAATTTCTCTTGCTCAAGGAGAGGACATAGAACCATTAGGGTTACTAGAAATGTCTAGAGAAACTCAAGGGTTTATGGGAGTTCTTACAGGAGATATGCAAAGAGGGACATTGCCTCACAGTATATATGGAGACTTACAATTTCAATTGTCAGGATTTGCAATTAATACTTTAAGGCAAGGAATTGATAGCGTACTACAACCTAGAATGGAAGCATTAGAAGATGCTTATATGAAAATGTGTATGTTATTGTGCGATCAATATATGTCAGGAAACTTTAGACCTATGGAATTATCGGGAAGAGATATGAACAGAGCTTATTTTAATGAAGTTATTACCCCTGAAAGTATTGAAATGGCTAAAGATATAGAAATTAGTTTTGTTGGACAACTACCACAAGATGATATGTCTAAGATGAGCATGGCACAAATTGCTAGAGAAGGACCTAATCCTTTACTTCCTGATATATTTATTAGAGATAAAATTCTTGGATTGCAAGATACAGATACTATTGATAATGCAATTAAAGAACAGGAAGCAACAGAGCTTTTACCGGAAGCTAAACTATTTACATTGATGCAATCTGCAGAAGAACGTGGTAGAGAAGACCTTGCACAATTGTACTTAGGCGAGTTATTATATATACTAAAACAAAAAATGATGATGAGGCAACAACAGGATATGCAAAGTCAACAAATGGGTATGCAAGGACAAGGAGGGGCAGGACCGACAGCAGACCCAAGGGCTATGCCTAATGCAGGAATGGGAGTACCACCTCCAACTCCAACTCCACAAGCAGGTCCGTTAGTGCCTCCAAATACCCCTAGACCAAATGCTAGAGGAACGGGACCTTTTTAATGGGAGAATTAAATGAATGACGATCAGATAAGAAAGCTCAAAAATGCAGGGGCAAGTGATCTTGAAATTGAAAGATTAGTAATTGCAGGTGTAGTAGACAATATGGGGGTTTCTGAAGATCAAGCATACATAATAGCTAATAATACTATTAAAAATGCTTTGTCTAAAGAAAACAAAGACAAGCCTGTACCTGCTAATACAATAGACCCTAGAACAGGTGGAACAATGACGCTTGAGGATCAACAAAAAAATGTTGCAGAATCTGAAAACGCATTTAAAGAATTTGCTGAAAAAAGCGAAGCAAATGCTAAGTTAAGAGAAGCAGCATTTTCTTCAAACGATCCTGCAGAAATAGCTAAAGCAGTAAAATCTTCTGAAGAATTACAAAAAGCAGCTACAAAATTTGCAGACTTTATTGCCGATTCTCCTCTTGGAGAGCAAGGAAGTATGACACAAACAGGAATGGAAAGGCCTTTAAGTCCTGCAGAACAAGCACAATGGACTATGCCTACTTGGGTAACAGAAAGCCCAAGTACATTACCTCCTGCAGATGATCCTTTTTTTAAAAGTTTACCAAGTTCCCCTCCTAACCCTGCTAATGAAAAAATAAACGTAAGAAGTACAACAGGAGGGTTACCTCAGATAAATCCAAGAGAATATTTTGCACAAGCAGGAATGACCCCTACTGCAGCAGCACAAGCTTTAATATCAGCTAACTTACAAAATATTGCCCCTATATTTCAATCTCCATTTACAGATTATTTAAACAGACAAGCTACACAGTTTGGTTTATTTAATCCTGCTGCTATGAGAGAAGATGAGCAAGGGATACAGTTTTTAGATTATTTACGTAAAGGTCCACAAGAAAGATCTGCAGAAAATGTATGGGATCAAGTGCAAGGAATATTAGCAGGGCAATACGCAAACAACCCTGCAGCAACTGCTTACTTACAAGACACATACGGATTTGGAGACACATCAGACACAAAAGCTCAAGAAAGACAAATGACTCTTGCTTCAAATTTATTAGCTCAACAAATAAATCCTTTATATAGAAATTCATATAGAGATATAATAGAAAGAGATTTTGCAAGAGCTCAAATGCAAAACCCTGTATGGCAAGGGAATCCTTTAGCTTGGGCTGCATATACACAAACAGGGCAAATGCCAAAATCTATGTTAACTCTTAGCCCTACATTAGAAGGAAGTATAAGAGGAGCATTGCCTAAATTTACTCCTGACGGATCAGTTTTACTTCCTACTGCATTAACAGCAGCTCAACAATATGATGCAATGAAAACAACACCGGGGCTTACGTCTCAACCTAGTGCTCCTTTTAATATGGGATCGCAGATTGACATGTCAGAACTATCGGATTTTAATATGGGTTGGTTATCAGGGAGGTAAATAAATTATGGCTATGAATGAATACTCTCCATTTAGTGATTTCTTAGAATATCAGCCACAAGCTGCATATTTTAGCTCCCCTACAGGACAATCTTTTGGACAAGGAAGTCCTAATAGAAGAAGATATTTTCAAAGTTCTTTTCAAGATTATTATAACCAATACCTTGGAGAGTTAGGAGCACAGCTTAGATCAGGAAGAGCCCCTACATTAAGGTTCCAAGATTACTTGGCAACAGATCCTTTTACTGAAAGATATACAGCAATGACCCCACAATCAAGGGGAGAATACTCACAACAATACAACCCTAGAACTAGATTCTTATTCTACTAAGGAGATGTAATGACAGCTCCTAGAGAAACATTTGAAGATTATAATCCTTTAGGTTATAAAAAAAGATTTGTTCCATATAAAACTAAATTTGAAGAGTTAGTTCCTGAAGAATATCGAGGTTCTATAACAGGACCTTTTGTAACTTCAGATTTTAAAAGCCTTACCTACCCTAAAACTTCTAGCGAAATTTTAAAAGCTTTTACAGATTTTACAAATCCATTAAGTTGGGCAACAGAATCAGCTTTTATAGGGAGTGATACATTTGAAAAATACTATGACCAACTTATATTAAAACCTCAAGGAAGAGAAGGGCAAGGAATGGATCTAGCTCCTTGGCAATTGCCATTTGATATAGCATCTAAACACCCCTCTGTACACCCTACAGCAAGACATCTTTCAGGGACTTTATCTGATGCAACAGATGTTAATGATTTGCTTTTGGCTTATGCGTTTGGAAAAGGTCCAAGTATAAAGCCTATGGGAACAAGTGCAGGACCATGGGCATCATATTTTAATATTAATCCTGTTATGCCTTCAAATTTATTACAGCAAGGTATAAAAATCCCTACTAAATTTCCTGCTCCAATGGCAGCATTAGGAGGAGCTATTAGTCAACCAATTAAACAAGTAGGAAAAACTTTATCAGATTTAAACGAGTTATCTCGTATAAAACCTTTTAGAAATACTTCTGTAGATTCAGGAATAGGAGCTTCAGGTTATTCTCCTTTTTCACAATTTAATAAAGGAGTTAGAGATCTTGACAATTGGACGTTAGGAAATATAGGGAAAGGAGCTGTTAATATATTGGAACCTATAGTTCCAAAGAATGCAGGGTATTCTTCATTAGCAGAATGGGGATTTGAAGCTCAAATGGCTAGTGCTCAAAGAACAATGGATAAACAAAAAGATCCATCTTTTTGGACTTATGCTAAAGTGTACGGATTAGGAGGAGTTGGAGGAGGTTTAGCACAAGCAAGGCAGTTAGCATTAGATGCTAAAAAAATATCTAGTGTTCCTCAAATAGGGAAGTTTAATTTTAATGATTCAGTACAGTT